ACCCAGCCGCGCAAATCAGGAAGGCCGTAATATAATCTATTAATTGCCGAAGCCGTTGCAAGGGAGATAGTGCTTTGTGTATCTAGAGTAGAATAGATAACTTTGGTACCTATTGCGCTTGCAACAGCAGGATCGGTCCCGGTGTCATTTAAACTATACCATACATAATATAATTGCGTTCCTACAGAATATGTGAAATAGGACCCATTTGGAATTGTTGCGCCAGAAGTTGTTCCTACAGAAGATACTTTTGCTCCCGCCATAGCTCGACTTAATATATATGTAATATCAAAAATTGATGTAAGGGACGTTGTAAGATTAACTCGAACATATGTATTTATACCTGGAGCAACTGGTTGTACGCCAGCTCCATCCACATTGAACCAAAACACCATATCATTTACAGATGCAGGCAATCTTATGCGAATATAACTGCCGGCAGCAGGAAGACCACCTACAGTGAAGTCGGCCAACATGCGGGAAGAAGGAGTTCCATATTTTTCCCCAATATTAGGATTACAAAATGGCAATCCACTTGTTGTTGCATTTCCAAACGTAGTTATATTTGATCCGGCCGAACTAAAAGTTGAACCTGTTACACCAGTAATAGTAGATTCTACCCATAGATTATTTGCAACTTGTAAAGTCCATGAATTTAAATTATAAACAGATAAAGATGCTACTCCTGGAGCATTTTCTAGATATGTAAATCCGGGAGAAATGGTACCATTAGCGGGAGTAGCAGATACTCCAAAATTATTAGCTGCTATTATTAGAGGTCTGTCCGTAGGAACACCGCTGTTATATGCTGAAGCAGTAACATAATCCTTTCCAGTCCCCCATATAGGCATTTCTTCTGTAAAGTTCGAATAGCCCATAAATGCATTACGCAATCTACTGCAAGGAACTCCATCAGGAAAGAATCCATCTGTTCTAATTGTACTTCCATCACATAATAAATCACCTCTTTGTGGAAATGGACTACTAATAGGGGATATTTTACCTACTACAGAATAATCAAAATCTAATCCTTTAGCAGTAGAAATAAGAGGTAATCCATAAGTTTCAGCGTTAAATCCAGGAATTGGAGGTACTAAGCTTCGGTCTACAAAATCCTCATCCGTTGTAATCGGGAAATTGGTTATATTTATTTCGCCGGGCAAATAAACGAAATCAGTTAAGACTGCTGAGATATTTACATTAGTTTCTAAACTAAATGCGAGTTGACTAAAATCATCATTTAGAAGACCAATTGACTTTCCATTATTACTGCCCCATAAAAAAGATACCATGAAATCTTGTCGAACTGGAGTTAATACAAAATCATCAATATTAATGATTTCTTGAGGATCTCCGCCAGTTCCATAATTTTTTATTAGATTGAAACTAAGTGTGGTATCTGCCACAATATTAGATTTGCCAGAAAAGAAAATAGTATACATCTGATCATCGGATGCAAACTTATTGACATCATTAAATTTAACGCGCAAATCTTTGAATGTATCTGAAGGAGATCCTCCATTGGATGCAATAGAAATCTCATAACGAGGGCTAGATGTTGGATCTTCTGTATAAGCCGGGAATCTTATAAACGTTACGGTATCAGTAGCCGTAGATGTAGAAGGTCTCTCAAATGTCCACCCACCTGGCGCTACATCAGTAATCGCATTAACTATACGTCCTAGAGGTCTATTATTAACGATATCAGCGGGAATGTTATTATGGAGAGCAAATTGCCCATTCGGTATTATGTTTATTGGGGATTCATCTTGAGAGATGCCGCCTCCTTTAGCGGCTTCAGGAGGCCATGCTTGTCGAGTAAATTGTAATATTCCGTCGGTTTGTCCACCAGCACTGTAGATTTCTACGTAATAAAACTGTAAATTCCCGTCCGCATCTTCTGGCAAAAGATAAGGGATAAAGTCATTCCCTAGATCATCTTGCATAGTTCCAACAGAACTGAGCGTTATCTTATTGCCGATAGGCACAAAAATGTAATCTGGCGGGCTACCCGATATCTTATAAACTGATTTTGGCTGAGATCTATTGTTATCTTCGAAAAAATACACTTCTCCTGCTGCGAGCGGGAATCCTGTGTCTTTGTCTACAAAATATTGCTGAAGACTTGGTGACATTAAGTATCTTGTATCTATTGCCATAATAAAATCTCAATTAAGGATTAATAAAATGATAAATCTTGTTACAAACCTATTTAACTGGTTAATCGATAAATCAATCTACTTCATTTATGAACATGGACTAGGTACTCTATTAGGAATAATACTAGCCATAGTATTTTTTTTAATAGCTGTTGATGTCGTAAATTATGCCGAAGAAGGCCGACGAGCAAGATATGAAGAAGAGAAAAAAGAGAGAGAAAAAGACAGATTATCTAAATAATCTGTCTTTAAATTCATCTTTCTTTTCTTCATAATCTTCAGCTGCTAATTTCCCTAAAGAAACGGTTAAACCTTTGTGCGCTTTTCGAACAGATGGACGAATTGCGCCACCTCTTTTCTTTTCGGATATAATAGCATTTACCATCATCTCTCTAACTTTTTCATTGGTTAAGGCTTTAGTAATTAAATTAGCACCGCCTAAAACTGCAGCGCCCCCACCTAATGCGCCTAATGCGCCACCACCAAGTGCAGTCGCTAGTGCGGCACCTAATCCAGTTGCCATATAAGGGACTAATTTATCAGATCCCATCTGGCCTGTTTTTGGGTTAAGCATCCGATTGAGGGGAGCGCTATTTAATTTTGCCAATTCCATAAAATCGTACATCTTCTTAGCTTCACCAGGACGGTTGAATAAAGCCTCCATCTGGTTAGGTCCAAGTTTTTGTTTTCCAAAAAGAGTTTTCAATTTTGATGGATCAAGTTTTCCATTTTCAATGGCACGAGAAAGATATGAATATTTTACTAAATCTTGAGTTCTCTTAGGTAAAACTTTCATCAACTTTTTAACTTGATCACTTTTATCCGAACCGATCCCAGTTTTTATGAATGTAGAAATAATCTCCTCGGGGGATTGATTCCCACCTAAAAATTTGTATACATCTTTGTCTAGAAATCCAGAATAATTTTCAGCATAATTTTTATTTGCCGCCAACATACCTTCTTTAATCTCTGGATGACCACCATATTTTGAAAACATATCTAATGATTTATTTATATCATTATCAAGAGCGCGAGAAAATCTCGAAAGAATATCTCCCTTCTTTATATCCATTGGATTGTTTGATGCTAAATATTTTCTTGACTCATCATTTAAGGTTGATTTAAGAATATTTGCTTGTTTAAGATCTAATAGATTTTCATTATCTCGATCAAGCATTTTAAAAAACCCAGATTTCTTTTTAGGCATTAATCCTTCTTTTAGATTAATAGTTCTTTTTATAAGATCTCTCTCTTCAGGAAATAAGTCTAGGATATTATTTTTTTCAATTACATCTAAATATTTTGATGCTTCTTTGCCTAAGCTGGATGCATTAACTTTATATCCTAATTCCTCCGCTCTTTCTTGAGGAGCTTGATATGACTTATTTTTAATATTTCGCTGCATTTTGTGTGCATTTCTTAAATCATTTCCAATCTCAGAACTTATTTGTTTCTCAGGAACACCATGACTTAAATCACTCATTATTACGTTTGCTTTTGTATTCAAGTCATGAGCAACATTAGCCGATGCATCTTCAGCACCACTAAAAGGAATTTTAGTTAATTTATTCTCTAATGTTCTTTGGAGCCGAGGAGAACCAAGAATATCCCCTAAGCCTGTTTCAGTTCCTTTGGTTAACCTTAAATTTTCGAGTAATTGTTCTGTAGGATAATTCCCGGCAAAATGTTTATGAGGAAGCAGCTTGCCAGCGCCTCCCAATAAAGCATCGGATCCCAAAGATGCAAGGCCCATTTGCTCGGCACCTCTGAGCCTGTCTTCTTCGTCTTGAGATGCGCCATAAGCGGATGCTCCAAGAGCACGCCTAGCAATCCCTTGTGGGCCACCAAGCGCCATAGATAATCCGGTTGCTCCAGTTTCTGATAATGGAACTCCCGCTGTCCCTGCAGGCGCTGCTCCCCCTAGGCCAGCTGCCAATCGCCCTACATACGGTAACGATTCAGCAGCCTTTAGCGCAGTTCCGCCGGCGCCTCCAAGTAGTCCAAACGAACCAATCTCCCCAGCAACTTTCCCATAATCATAAGCGTCCCCTTCACCAAATTGGCGTTTAGGAAACTTCAGTTGTTGTTGACTATTTGGGACGAAAAGATCGGCAACATTCCCCATGGAGTTCATGAATTGATCGCCAGCTCCAATTGCGAAATTGGTAACTGGATTATTGGCGGCTGCGTTTAAGAAATCCTGTAGGCGGTTAGGAGGCTGAGTCTGACTCGACATTTCTTCACGGTCTGTATCAATAGGTCGTATTTGTCCTTCAGACATTAACCTAGGAATAGTGGCCTCGATTTCTTCATCTGTCATGCTATCTGGAAAATTTATTGATTCATAACCTGGGATATTAACTAAAGGCATTATCTTACAATCCTCCCACTTCCTGGATCATAATTTAAAGCTCCTCTTTGACCACTTGGATTTTGTAAATATTCTGATGGCGGTCCTTGTAATTGTGATGGATATCCAAGTTTATTATAAGAACTTTCGACAGAATCTCCCACTCTTCGCATCGTAGACTTGAGATTTCCTAACTGTGTCATGAATCTTCTTGGGTTTGAGGAAAGAGAATCTAAAGTTGAATCATACATATCATTCAACTCTTTCCTTTGAGCATCGGTTGATCCCATTCCTTCAAGTTGCTTTATCCTATTCTTAATTGCTGTCATATCATGATGTTTGAAACTTTCGTAATCAGTCTGAGCAGCTGGATTTGACTGGAACAATTTCTGAACCATTCCTTTTCCTTGCCGAACAGCACCTGCATATTTAGATGCATTTTCAGCCTTTGCCATGAAATCAGGATTATTTACGAATGTTTCAAATTGAATAGTTCCCTCCATCTGATTTCTATTCTTCATTGTATTTAAAGAATTATTGGCTGATATTTGAGATGATCGCCTAATTCTATCTATATCTTCAGGAGTGGAAGAGAATTGTTGTGCAGGAACATTACCAGGATAAGCAATTCCAGCATTTATAAGATTCTGCTCTTGCTCAGGCGTAAGATTTAAAGCATAAGGGTTACCAATATTTTGTGCGTTATTAATATCTTGAGCAGCCGCATTCCCTAGGTCATCTATCATCTGGTTATATTCCTCGGCATGTGTTGCGATATAATCAGCTCTACTTGCTGGAGGCATATTCTTAAGAATCTGAGAAAATTTAAATGCGTTCCCAAATCTATTTTGTTGATGCTGAAGTTTTTCCTGATTAAGCGCATGTTGAAGCGGAAGAAGACGCAATTTTTCCTTATTTGTAGCTAGCTCAGTTTCTTTCTCTTCCGGTAAATATTTTAGATTTATTCTAGATAAAGCATTAGAAAGATCACCACGTTGGAATCCTTGTTCGTACATTTGCGGCATATATTTCAAATCAACTTGAGATAATTGATTAGCTAAATTCCCTTTCTGAACTTCATTCTCCATCTGTTGAGGTGCATACTTATTTTTTAGGCGCGAAAGCTCGTTGGATAATCGAGCATTCTGAAGCTCCTCTTTTTTCTGCCATGGCAATAAACCTAAATTGATGCCGCGCTCAATAGAGCCGAGCCAATCGACATTCCCGGACCCATTACCAATCCCTAAATTTTCAGGTTGTTGTGCAGAATAATTAATCACTGGAACAGGCATTGATTTCTCCTAATTAGATAATTGCCTAGGACGTCCTAAAGAAGAACCGACAACAGAGGTTGCGGCTCTCATAGGACCTCCTAAATAAGCGCTAGCCACGGCAGTACCAGCGCCCAACAACTGACTAAACAAATTCGAATTTGCATTAGCTTCGTTAACATTAAATTGATTCTTGTTTGATTGACCAAGATAAGCCATATTAGCCTTATTCATTTGATTATTACCAAGCGTATTTCCATATTCATTTGATGCTGTATAGCCAAGTTGATTAATTCCGCCTAATCCTTGCAGCCCTTGACCATATAAACCCATCATTCCTGATAAGTAATCCATATAATCTTTGTTAGCTAAATTTGAAGCCATTGTTGCAGATTGTGTCTGATGTTGAGTTCCGCCAATACCACCACCTGCCGCAGCTGCATTATTAGCAGCATTCATGGCTTCTCGCATCTGAAATTGATATCCCGGAGACTCTTTGTAACCTTGACCAAGCATGGTCATTACCTTGTTTGGATCATTTACAAGATTTCCATATTGACCCATCAGCGTATTCAATGACTGCCCACCTGCATTCATATAGGGGTCATATATAGGCTTGATCATTCCTGGCAAATCATTGAGATATGGCATTGCCACATCAGCAGGATTAGTATAATCCGGTTTATCTCTTTTAAATCCCAGCATTTTTCCAATATTCATAATCTCACCTATATAACTTGAATTACTTTAATAGTATTATTCAATTTAACTTTAAGTTCACCCGTATCTGAATCAAAAAATATGGTTCCATTAGGCTTTGCATTTTGGTTTGACGGGGATGCAATATTGTTTATATCAACAGTCGTTCGCGCAGGAGCAACAAGACCATCATCAGAAATATTTATCTGAGCCTGCTGAAAAAATACATCAAAAACCTGTTGCATAGGAGCAGTTAAATTACCTTCAATATCAACAAATTTTTGTCGCGTAAATGGTGGGATATTCATTGTCTGACCCCCATTACACCATCAAATGTGTTCCATTGAGCCTTTGCATAAAACCTAAGTTTAAGGACCATATCGTTTGCCGATCCTAATTTATCCCACCTAACTATATTTTCACGATGACCAAGCGGATTTAGAGGCTGAGATACGGATGATCCGAAAGAAATACCACCATCTCTAGATATAGATAGATCAATTCTAGGATCATAGTTATCGAGCGGAATCATGTTATTCGTGTCTTCACCTTGTTGCATATTCACTACCACATTACTCACAATAAAACGTTTCGAATTTGGATATCTGAAATTTGCACATACACGAATCCTTGGGATATCAAAATTCATCGAACCATAATCATAAGTCGGCAAATCTGAGCTCATTACATAGATGCAACCATCATTCAAACTTACGAAATAATATTCATCTGTGTAAAATGCAACATGCCTAGCAATGTGATAATTCTGATTTTCATCAGTAACATCAAAGAATTTCTGAGCAGTGAAATCATAAATAAGTGAATAATTATCTCGCTTATCATAGAATGTTAGTTGATATATAAGGTGGCCGTATATTTTAACAAAGAATCCAACGGATTTCCTTGGATTAACAATGGCTTGTAGCTTATTGTTAATCCCATCTGTTGATATAGTTTGCACATCGCTACCATCAGAAAACATGATGACTGATTCAGATCGTTCATTGGTACCTAACCATGCTACAAATTTCTCAGAAGTAGCTACAGTTGCAGAACTTATGCAACCATAGTCAAAGTTCACTGATGTGTTTTTCTGATATGGGAATAGCGAACCCCCTACATCTGTCCATAACTCTGATACATTTTCACCCTGCAAAAGTAGCAAATTACCTCTTCCAGGAAATCTTAGAGCAACTTTCCCATAATCAGGTTTACTATCTATTTTACTTTCTACTGGGCCACCAGAATTGCTTGGGAACCAATCAAGTCCACTTGAGACGCTTGATACAAACCACCGATTACTTTTTAGATCAACCGTAATAAATCTACCGTCTTGATAAGTAATATATCCAGGAACGATTCCTTCTGGGAGGATAGCTTTCTGAAAAACATCAGTAAGATAATTATAGATATAGATATTTACTTTATCGCATATTCCTATCTGTCCAATATTATTTTCATCAATAAAGACATCGCCATTTATTGTATCAATTGTTCCTATTTTCTTAGTAGAATATTTTCTCTTACCAGAACCATTTATACTATAAAGAGTGGTAGAATAGACGCTGTCGCTAATAACACTTATAAGTGTCCCTGATTTTATGCTTGTGAAAATGAATCGTCCTTCACCTTTTTCTTGAATGATTATTTCTTTTCGATATCCAGCATAGTTAACTAGCCAACCATCGCTCATAATCATGTTAAATGTTCGATCCGAGACGATCTTTTGGTTTATTCCAAATGTGCTCGATCCCACTACATTAAGTGGTTGATATGCAATATCAGGTGATGGTGTTTTTAATTGCATGACATCTCGCATTTATCAAAACGGAAATATAATTCCGGCATTTGTTACTGAATCATTATAACGCCAATTCCTTTGTTTTAATGTGCTTACCTTCTTCATCGTAAAATCTACGGGACTTGTATCGAGCATCTCAGCTTCATATTCATCTAGCCTTTTCTGAACGGGCATCGGAAGTGAAACTTCATAAAAATCACATATATATGACGCTAGCAAATATCGTAAATACTCAATATAGAATTTATCAAATGTTAATTCTAAATCTTGATCTATTGTTACTTCCATTAAACGAAAATTTGCATACATGGTAAATGTATAAACAATATTTGGAATAGGATATAAAAATATATTAGCCCCACCCATACATTTTTCTACATGATAAACCGATGGCAAATTTGGAAGCATTGATATTCGATAGGTATTAAAATAATCATATCTTTCAGTTGACCGCATAGGAATTCTTGCGCTATTTAATTCATAGGTAAGAGTTTCTACAGAAATAAGACCAGATATGAAATATTTTTCCTGACCTGCAATAGTAAGAAATTGTAATTCTTCAAAGTAAGGAATTTTTCTACTATCAATAGTTTTAAACGACAAGATAGAATTTAACAACTCGTGTGAATCTCTAAGTTTTGATCCAGGGACTGTTTGGAAGTCCCTGGCAACTAAACCGGAAAGATATAAACTTTTCGTTATTAACTCTCTTGTCGTTGTTGGCATTTAAAAAACCTTAAATAGTATAAGTAAATCCATCTATATCGATATCAAGCGTTGCGCCAGTTGTACTCGTAATTATATATCGAATTTGATAGTCGCCCGTATTTGTGAAATCCGCAGCACATACATATTGTCCTTGGATAAGTACGCCAACTACTTGGCCTAGTAAAACCGATGAAGCATTAATAGACGTATCAAATGTCCATAATTGCCCATTATCACCAGCCCCGGTGGGATTTAGGCTCATAGTGAAAATTGCTGCTACTGATTGAGGCGCCGCATCTGAAATACCAAGAATTGATGGAATCCCCTCTGCTAAAGATACAGGTGTAAGCGTAGTTGCCGTACCTCCCAGTAGGCCAGTCTGATCGGTCGCCCATAAATGCGTTCTATCATTCGAAGATCCCGACACATTAAATGGAGTAATATCAGGAGTACTAAAGGATGTCTTAATATAACCAACCACTCTATAAGATGAATATGTGACGCCATTTACAGAAGGCATAACAGGATTCTTAGAGACGGCCGATAACATACCAACTGGATTATTTGCATGTGTATAGTCATACAACACATAAACAGCGTAGAACGTATTATTCTGAATTGTTCCTTCGTCTAATCCTCCTGCACCAACAAATTGTGTTGAAACGGTAAGATTACTCGGCACATTAATATCAAATGTATCGGTGGCATCACTCAATCTGCCAGCGGTTATTGTTAATGTTGTCGCCGATTCATAAGTGGGCACACATCCGTAAGCATAAGGCATCCTTTTATTATCAATCTGAGTGCCTAAAGTATTTGATGGAATTGTCATTATTAAATAACTCCTTAATTAAGTGGGAAATTTACACGCAATGCATTGCGGGCAAGAAGATAGGCGCCATAGATAGAATCAGTTGCATATATCCGTTTATTCAGACCAGGCAATGCACCCCAATATGATCGAAGAGAAATACCGCTACCTGGATCAGTAACAATGGATGTGTCATAAGGACGTTGATCGCTCAATTTTGGAAGAGCTACATAGAAAGGATTTCCCGACCAAACAACACCGGCAATATGCGAAGCAGGAATTGTTGCTTGCATCCCAGCCTGCAATGAAGTGCTCAAATTCTGTTTTGGGCCTGGTGTGGATTGGAGAGGAGGATAAATATTGACAGTTATTTGACCACCGATACTTTCTGCATCACCTGTAGCACGAACTTGAACAGGCTGATTAGAAACTCCATGACCGAACCATTGACGATAACGCAATCGCGGTTGACCAGAAACATCTATAAATTCAATAGGATCGCCTGCTTTTATAGCATTGATATCATTACCCAATGAACTACTAAAAGTTAACTGTGTGATATTGTTACCAGATGGATCATTTGTGCTAACCAAGGTAAGGGTAATTTGCGCATCTCCAATTGTTCCCGCCATGTGAACAGGCAGCAAATTAGAACTTGTCCAACGGCAACCGGAAACTGTTCCAAGATCCCAAGATTCAGCAATAGAATTATTACGATTTAATGCGAATTGGTCTAAGCCATTACCGATGATAATGTCTTTCTTTGTAATTGGGATAATTCCGCAAAGATTAACGTCCGAAGAACCATAGTCCTTGAAATTACTAATAATCTGAGAAAGAGTAGTAAAAGAATCAATTTGATTTACACCATTTCCAAAGAATCTATACGGGCCAGAAGATGGATCGATTAATTGACCATTTAACGGATTTTGATCATCTTTGTATCTTGCCGTCCCAGTGATATGTTCAAAATTGGATCGCTCTATAACAGATCCAAGTTCTGCCGCTCTCTGGTAGCCAAAAATGTTCATGTAATCTTTAGCTTGGTATGTAAATTCTTTTTCATTAAAATCATTTGACGTAGAAATAGCATTGGCAGCTATAAGTTCTGCCTTCTCTAGGATTGCTGGAGTGGTAGTAATGACAAGGGAATTTTGCGAGACAGTTTGAGAACCAACTTCAAAACTTATTTTATCGCCAAGATTGGAAGTTTTGTTTTCAAAATCGATGAATTTCTTATTTGCTAGGTCCATCCCTGCGTATTGGTTTAATAACCACGCAATGGTATTCATTTGGTATGTTTCAACCGTTTGTAACATATTAATCGCCATTTTCAATATCCTTTTAATAATTAAAGAAAAAGATAATGGCGAATCTAATATTATCTGTTGCGCATCATTTTACGTAAATCAGCAACCGAATTAGAGCCATTATCTAAAGAATTAGATGAAGGGGTAATTTGGCTCATAGGTTCATTAGGTCGTTGCTGATTTTTAGCATTTTCGTTCAGTTTGATAGATTCAGAAATTTTACGCATTGCATTAAAAGCACCTTCGGGATCTGTTTCGGCAATTGATAACATGGCACCTTTTTTGATATCATTTGTAGCTAATTCATAAATGATATCGCCAGTATTATCAAATTGACTCGCTAAGTATGCTAAACCTGTATAGCGATCATGCGGAAATGATTCTAAAACGGTTTTTTGTTCTTCATAATTTGGAGAACTTCTCATCCTCTCAAAATATGTAGATGCAATTTGTTTAATCTCTTCTTGATCTCGTCGTTCTTGCTCTTTCTCGTATGCTTGTGTTAACGCACGCTGTACTTCCTCAGAAACCGTATTCCTTAAATCAGGAGCAGAATATTGCTGTGATTGAGGCGCAGAATTCTGATTATAGTCAGGAGCATAAGATTGCTGTTGTTGTTGCATTTGCAATACATCACGACGCGCCTTTTCGGCTGCCGCATGTTTTGCATTTACAATCAACTCATTAACCTTCGATTGCGGGATCATCTGTTCAGTTTGCTGCATTTCTACAGGCGCCTGAACACTCAAACCTTCTAATGATTCTTGAGACATATATACCCTCTAATGACTATAACCATCACGTGGACAACC